GATTCCCTCTTACGCGCCCCATCTTTCCATTCAGCCGTTCTTTAATCGATTTTAAAGGACGACCGGACCGCTGCGCAACGGGAGCACACGATGGAATATTATTATCAACCTGAGTCGCGATAAAGTATTGCAGTAAACTTTGCCAGTCATCGATAATTGTGGCATTCACAGACGGCTCATTCATTTTTTCAAGCAGCGTTTTGTTCGCCTTGATAATATTCACAATGGTGTGACTGATGTCGTCTTCGCTGCGCTGATTGCCGTCCATTTTAATGGACGGACGAACAGCGGGCGGAGGAATTGCGAGCACTTGGCAAATAAACCAATCCGGTCTTGAAAATTTTGGACTGAATCCCATGAATGCAACATCCTGGTCAGAGATTCTTTTAAATATTTTCAAGACAACCTCCGGCGTCATCTTCATATTTAGTTTTTCTTTTGATCCAGATTCAGTAGTAGTAGTAGTACCCCCCTCATCTGCGTCGCCATCCCATTCTGCATAAAGTGTGGCCAGATTTTCTTTTTTGATTTTTTTAGGGACGAGACAGCCGCATCCGTCTTGTGTGTCGTCGCCACAGCGTTTGACTTTACTTGCCAAATGGTGAACGTAGCTCCATCGTTCATCGGGTTTCATGTCCATGCATTCTTTATTTGATTCCTTGTTAACGAGCAGCTTGCTGCACTTGATGCATACACATTTCAACATTTTGATAATAGTGGGAAGGTATTGATAGTAAAATACGGGTTTTGCCAATTCAATGTGTCCGAAATATCCGGGCGTTTTAATATAATCCAAACCGTCCGTAGGACATTTGAGACCGGGCTCCAAAACTCCTAGACGCGGATCAAACATTCCACCGATTACCGGGATATTATTCGAATACGTATCTCGACTCGTTATTTCTGCAACTGAACATTTTCGGATTTCTTCGGGTGATAGTACGCTAAATTGAATACCAACAATCTTTGATGCCGCCTTCTTCGTCCAATTCGGTTGTTGCGTCATTAGAAGCGATCAGAGCTAACTATTAATTATTATATTATTATATCTATATTGTTTTATTTCAATTTTTATAATAATATTTTTTTATAAAAAAATAAAAAAGTATTATGTTTTTATTTTAATGTTTATTTGTTTGTTTATAATGTTTTTATTATTGTTATTATTGTTATTATTGTTATTATACGATTATACGGATGATACTACCTTTTCAAATTCGATTTTTTTGAATAATGTTTTGTCTACCTTATTTCTCAGCTCGGTCTGTTCGCTGATTTTCGCTTGTGTGATTATAAGTTTTGATAGTTTGTTTGGATTTAATTGCTCACAAAGACCAACGACAAACCCGATCGCAAGAGTCGCGCCAGGATTCATTATTGTGATTTGAATATTGTTTGGCGATGTAGCCATCCAGTCAACTATGAACTTTATGATGATCCCGCAATCCTGAGTAATTGTTTGGTAAGGTTGTACGATGATGTGGTTTGTCATGTCATATCGTATCTGTGTTTTTAGTATCATTAGTGTGTCCACGAAAGAAGCATCAATTCCATTTAAAAATGGCGTATCGTGATTGCCAATCTTTACATTATAAGCCATAAACGCTGAATTTGAATTTCTCACGTCATAAAACTTTATAAAAGTGGTATTGAAATTGTAAAAGTCGATCCGACCTTTGTACCGGTTGTTTATTCCTGGCATATGTACCGCCTCCCGAAACTGAAACAATTGTGCAACTTGTTGTTCTAGAACGGCCAACCGTTGCTTTGTTTCCCGTAATTCATCTCGCAATTCATCGATGATTCGACTGTCTTCGACAAGTGGTGGTGCACTAGGTGCGGGAACCAGATGAGGTGCGAGAACAGGATCAAATAATTTAAAAGGAGGAGAAGTATGAGTCGTAACACATTCGAATACGATTTTCCCATTTTCAATTTTCATTTTTCCATAGCATCCACCAGCTTCGATTTTCGATAATAATTCGAGTGACATTATGGTCTGTATATCTCTATACATATATCATATTGATTCATAATAAATCAATTTTATAATATATTTTTTATTTTATTAAATTTTATTAAAATTTTTACATTTTATTAAAATTTTTACATTTTATTACATTATTATTACATTCTTACAGGACTTCCAAGAGGATTGTTAGGTCCGTATCCTCGGGGTGATCCGCCTCTTTGACTGCGTCTTTGAGTGCGTCTTTGACTGCGTCTTTGACTGCGTTTACTACCGCGTCTTTGTCCGCGACTTCGACGAGAAGTTTTACTATACTTGGCCATATTTAATTATTTATTTATATATTTGCTAAAGAAAATAAAATAAATAAATTAAAATATATTATTCATTTTATTTCAATTTTTATAATAATACATTTTATTAAAACATTTACATTTTATTAAAATATATTATTATAAAAATTGAAATAAAAGCATCATACGATTACATGTAATAAAGATCAATCGCAAACCGAGTTCACATGTCACAGAATCAGAATAATAAATTACAGACGGCGACAGCGGGAAAAAAAAAGGATAAAACTGCCAACGATTTGAAAAAGGCAGAAAAACCAATTCTTCAATATCGGCGTTCAAAAGATGATGGAACTAATGACAGTGAGGATCAAGGTAGCAGTTGTGACAACAACTCATCATTTTCATCATCACCGTCATCACCAGCATCGAAAAAATCGTCGCCCAAAAAATACAAGACGGAACATTTTGACAAGGCGGAGTATGCTAAACTTCTTGCAGAATTGTTTCCTTCGAAATATGCGACAACTAAGGCAAGCTTATTGTCCAACGAATACAAACAATCCAACGAAAATAAAAAAAATAAGAATCCATCTCCTCCCAAAACAAGAAGGAGTGCAAGATTGAATTCGAAACCTGCAGACCTGGAAGAATTACCAAAGCCACCCAACAATCAGAACAAGCGACGAAAGTACATTCACGATGAGGAGGAGGAGGACCAGGAGGTTGTGGCCAAAACAAAGGAAAAGGAGGAGCCAAAAGGTAATTATAATATTGTAATTAATCTTCAGGAACCGTTTGAAAATCTGTCGGATGAGTATGATGACGACTCTGCACTGGATGATTCCGTTTATGACGACGAATCCATTTCGTCTGATCAAGAAGGTTCGAGCGGTAGTGATGAGACGTACAGAGAAAGTGGTGAAGATGAGAGTGATGATGAGAGTGATGACGAAGGCGAAGACGACGACGACAAATATAAAATGAATGAAAAACTAAACAAAGAGAAACTGGATTCTAAATCTGACTTTGCTTCTGCTGTTGACAATATTAGCTTTACATTGAATGGGAAGTCCGTATATGATAAAATTTCATCAAAGGAAAAGGAGAGCAAAGACAAGAATGAAGAAAAAGACAAGAAGGAAGAAAAAGACAAGAAGGAAGAAAAAGACAAAGAGGAAGAATTTGGTACCGAAGATGAAGCAACAATTCAGACAATCAAGGCGCAAATGGAGGCGATACTTGCGAAAGACAAGAACAATAAGATTGCAAGGACGACGCTGGATCAAATGATTGAAAGGGAGGAAAAGATCAAGCGTTCCAGGAAAGAGAAGAGCGTTAAAAAGATGCGAAGCAATACAAGGAAATTTGGGCGTTTGCTACAGCAAAAGAATTCAGCCAACGATCTCAAGTATTTCAAAAAATATTTGTCCAGCGAAAAACAGGTTGAAGTATTAACGGAATTGAGCGAACTAAACAAATTAATGTTGGTTGACAAACCATATCGCCTGACTTTGCTGGAGTCAAAAATCCCTCAGCAATACAAGGCAATCGCGCTAAAACGTATTCAAAATTTGCGCTACATGGACACGTGTTCCGGTGAGTACTTCAAGGTGAAGAATTGGGTCGACACGTTTATGACAATTCCGTTTGGAGTGCACAGGGCGCTCCCGATTACGATGGATGTTGGTGTTGAACAATGTAATGCATTCATGGAGTCGGCAAAGGATATACTGGATTCGGCAGTGTACGGTCTTAATGATGCCAAGATGCAAATCATGCAAATGGTGGGTCAGTGGATATCGAATCCGAATGCGCTTGGTTCGGCAATTGCAATCAAGGGTCCGCCCGGAACCGGTAAAACGACGCTGGTAAAGGAAGGAATTAGCAAGATTTTGGGCAGGGATTTCGCATTCATCGCGCTGGGTGGTGCAACGGACAGCAGTTTCATGGAGGGACACTCGTACACGTATGAGGGCAGCACATGGGGCAAAATTGTTGATATTTTGATTCGTTGCAAATCGATGAATCCGGTGATCTTCTTTGACGAGTTGGATAAGCTGAGCAACACGCCAAAGGGTGAAGAGATTACGGGAATTCTGACACATTTGACGGATACGTCTCAGAACAGTCAATTCCACGACAAGTATTTTTCGGAAATTCCGTTTGATTTGAGCAAGTGTCTCTTTATTTTCAGCTACAATGACGAATCAAAAGTCAACCCAATTCTCCTTGACAGAATGTACCGCATTCACACCAACGGGTATGCTAAGAAGGACAAGACGCACATTGCGCAAAAGTATTTGATTCCGAAAATTCAGTCGGAGGTGGCATTCAAGCCGGACCAAATTATTATTCCGGATGAGACGATTGAATACATGGTCGAGCATCACACGGATAAGGAGGATGGTGTGCGCAATTTGAAACGCTGTTTGGAGATTATCTTTACCAAGCTGAATTTGTACCGCTTGATGAAACCGGGAAGCAAGTTGTTTGACAAGGATTCCAGTTCCATCGATGTGACATTTCCGTTCACGGTTACCAGCAGCGTTGTCGACATTATGATTAAAAAGGCGGAGACGAACAGTCCTCCCATGTTCATGTACACGTAAGTACGTGAATTGATACAGACAAGATAATAATAATAATACAATGAAATAGTAGTAAAAAATTTAATTGGGAACTCCATTATTTAAACAATTCAAAGTACAAATTATATAATTATTTGTTATTGGATTTGGAGTTGCACCATAATTACTAGTTCCAATATTAGAAGAAGATACTGGGTTTTTAGATAAACATGTGTTATAACAAGTTAACATATTATTATTTCCAGCTGCTTTGTCAATACACGAAGCATATTCAAAGCTTGCACTCGGAGATATTCCGTCACCATAACAGTAAACAGTGGTGTCAATATCAAACCTCACCCTGTCATGGTGCCCGTGTGGAAGTTTCAACATTTTTTTCTCTGATAATTTAATTTCTTTAGTGGACACCTTGAAAACAACGTGGCCGTTACTGTTTATTTTTACTTTATTGAGTACAAATATATATTTTTTGTTACCAATTTCCATCACGGTAGTAGGTGTAAACAAGGGTTTATTGAATGCTTTTAATGAGTCATTTAACAAATTATAATTTTCTATCCATAATTTCACATTTTGATAAAACACTTTACGATTTTCATTTAATTGTTGAGAACTATTCGACCAAATTTGATATAAAAGAAATTTTCTAATTTCGCTAAATGTAATTTTATATTTTTTTCCGCTTAGTTGCTTGATATCGACATTACCTTGAACGACTTGGTCAAAATTGGGAGAAACGGGTACAGGGGCAGGAGGAGGTACAGGAATAACATTTGTATCATACGTATTCTCTTTTATAAATTTGTTTAATTCTTCCACTAATCCCTTGCTTTTTGTTCTTGTAGGAAAAGAAAAAGGTTCACTTCCAGTTTTTCCTGAAGGTAAAAGTATATCATGAATCCATTGAATGTGCGTGTTGCTATATTTTGAAGCTACATATTGATTAGTTAATAGTCCGGCTCCACTAGCGAATACTTTTCCTTCGGATACCCGTTGACCTGAAATGATTTTACTATCAGAATATTGTATATTTACATTTTGAACATTATATTTTCGAATTTGTTCTAATAAATCTTGATCGGCAGCCGAATCTCTCGCAACACTTACTGTTTTTCCACTAAGATCTTCAACTTTTGTAATACTATTTTCTCTTAAAGTAATGTAACTTCTTTGAGTATAATAATATGGTATAGACCACACCGTTCCTGGACTTTCCTCTACTCTATTTTTTAAAAAACTTATTCCTGCAGCAGCCATGTCGCATATATTATTTTGTCCTGGTAATTTCCATATGTTATCGAATTGTTCTACTACAATAAATTTTATTTCTAAATTATATTGTTTTGCAAATTTTTCCAAATATTGAACATCTGTTCCAAGAATAGTCCCATTATCATTTTTCAATACAAAAGGTGGAAGCCCTGTATAAACTGCTACAGTTAAAACTCCGGGTTCAATTGTTTTTATTTTCATTCGTTTTATTTTATTTTTATATAATAATCAAATAAAATAAAAATAGTAAAAAATAATATTCATTCAACATTTACTTATACAGCTCTCGCTATAAGCAACTCCCCATTTAATAATTTTCGCATTATTAACAACTTTCGCACTATTCGGATCGGGACTGGTTCGTAAAACAGATTTGCCTTTCAAACGGGCCAAGTAGCGATCATAAGAGCCGTGTTTCATATCGACGCCTTTACCGGGAGCAGACGTGCTTCCTGGACGCATCCGAGTCAGCGAATGTTTAGTCGAGTTGCCGTGCGATGGCACAACCGATCTTGTTACGCCAGGAACAGCTCTATCGCTCATTTGGTTCCAGTTCACATATGCGAATTGACTTTTGGGAGGCGTGTACACATTCAGCGTGGATTTATTCAATGTGTATTCAGATGACGGCACGCCCACCGTGTTTTCAATTCGTTTCATATTGTATATATTGTTTTGAATGCTAATTTTCGGTCCGGTATACTCTTGATAGCTGGGAAAAGCGCCGCATGCTCTGCACCCAATGGGTTTTTTTGTTGATGTTATCGACATTTTCTTTTTACTCTATTTATAATATTTTATTTATAATATTTACTTACTACAGTATATATATAATAAATTAATTTATTATGAATTAATTTATTTAATTATTATTTTTTGTTAAATTTTGTTAAATTTTGTTAAATTTTGTTAAATTTTGTTAAATTTTGAATAATCTTTATATTGCTATATGTTTCTAAAATTCGGTGGGGCCAAACGTTCGGTTGCCGCCCCGCTCGTTAATATAAGTCACTTGATCCTGGCTCAAGCAAGCGCATCCCGTGCTGTCGGAATACGTGGAGGGGCAGCATTCCGGTTTGAATTTATTATCTGCAAAAAAGAAGAGTTCGCCTTCAGGCAAAGGAACCGGTGTTCCGACATTGTCCTTGTAGCTGTTCAGCTTGTTCTTGTAACCCATACCGGATGCATACTGTTTTGCCTTTTGAACCCAACCCATCGTGTATGAATTGTTAATGTGCAAATCGTTATTGTTTAAATTAGTAAATCCTTCTTTCGGTCCAAGGAATCCTTCTGCCCTCTTTTTTCCTTTTCCTCCTGTACTCTGTCGCATTCCTTCTAAAATACTGTATTGAAAACAATCACAAAACATGAAGAGACCTGCAACCATACCAATGATTATGCAAGCGACCACAATTTCAACTCGCACTTCATATCCAAATACTTTTATTTCCATTTTATAAAATATTATATATATGTATATTTATTTATACATATATAAAAGATAAAAATAATTAAATATTTTATTTTCATTCATTCGCCCCTTTATTTAATTTTAATTTCTCCTAAAATAAAATTAAAAATAATAATAATAATTCAAATTAATAATAAAAACTTGGAATTAATTAACCCGGAACTTCAGGAATGCTTCTTGATGAGTGAACATTGAGTACATTATTCGAAAATCCGATTAAATATCCCATAGGAATGGATATTGCAATAAAAAATACAATTCCTGCGGCTGCCAAAATATCGCCCACAATTGGTATAAAGAATAACAAAATAATTGCCGCCGCCATAGCAATTAAAATAAGAATAACAATTTCAAGAATGGAACCAATTACACTTTTTATTGCTAAATATATGCCAAAAAGTGTATAAATTATAGCCGTCATAACGCCGTTTGATTTTCCCATCAGAGATTTCACAGTAATAATAGTTTCTGTGAGCGGCGTCATAATATTTAAGATTCGGGACATGATGTCTGATGTGATATCGGAAACCGAATTTCGTATTTTATTTACTAGTTCGCGCATGTCATTAATAATGCTTGAAATTTCGCCGACAGTTGCGGTCACGATGCTTATTGTATAATGGACCGGTATGAGCGCAATATCCGAAATGTCTGTTAAAATGTTTTGAGTGCATTCTGCAAAATTCTTTTCAGCATATTCCATTTTTGACATGTTGTCGGGCGCATTAATCATTCCGGCAAACGGCATAATATTCGGTTTGCATTTCTGATTATTCCAATCGGCTCGTATTTGTTCAATATTAATCTTAATGTGAATATATGTTATAACTAGTATGAACGAAATACATATGATGATGGCAATGAAGACATACTCACCATATCGTTCTAAAAATGTTTGATTATCGTAAATATCAGAAACTTTATCAAGTATGTTGAAAGAAAATGAAGGCGATAACGAAGGCGATGACGAAGGCGAAGACATGAATATGTGACTAATATAAAATATTTTAATTAATTTATTTAATAATGTTGTTATATTGGTTGTTATATTGTTATATTCGTTGTTGATTCGTTATTATTACACAACATTTTAATAAATTTATTCATTTGTAAAATTTGTAAATAATTAATAATTGGTATTTGAATTTGTAAGTCAATATTTACTAAATTATTTTAATTTTATTTTTTACTAGTTTTAATTAATAATAATAATGATAATAAATACATAATACTAGGAAGGATAATAATATGATTATTATAAGTTTTGATGTTGGCATTAAAAACCTTGCATATTGTTTAATTTCAATAAATTTGGAAAAACAACTAGAGGAACAAGAGAAACAACCCGATGATGTTGATTTTTTACAAATATTAAAATGGGATGTTGTTGATTTATCGACAACAAGTTCAGAAATAGTAACGACATCAGCAATCACGTCAGCAACCACGTCAGTAACCACGTCAGCAACCACGTCAGCAACCACGTCAGTAACCACATCTTTAAAACAGTGTTGCAAATGCAAAAAAATTGCGAGTTGTTGCACACACTCGAATACAATGTTGCCCGAAGATGTAAAAAAATATTGCAAAAAACACGCAGAAGAGACGCAACTGCCGATGCATACACGACTCCTTAAATCCAATTCGAAAAATGGACAAAATCCGTATTTGATTCCGCTTTCCATAATAAATAAAAAGATCTCATGTAATAAAATTGACATTGTTGATCTCGGTATAAATTTGAAAGGTCATTTTGATTCTATTTTTAAAGAATATATTGATAAAATCGATGCAATCATTATCGAAAATCAAATTGGTAATTTGGCAGGAAGAATGAATGTTTTACAAGGAATGATTTCGCAATACTTTATTATGCGAGATATAACGAAAATAGAATTTATTTCTGCAACAAATAAACTGAAATTATTTAAAAGCGTAATTCAAAACCAAATCCAGAACAATGAATTGGAAAATGTTATAGAAACTGAAAAAAAATTATATAAAATGAGAAAGGATGCAGGTAAAAAAGTATGCAGGTCTCTTTTAATGTTTTATCAAAGTTTACATATTTGGATAACAGATTATGATAAACATAAAAAGCGCGATGATTTAGCGGATTGTTTTCTTCAAGGATATTATTACGCGCACTTGAAATATAACCAAAGTAGTTTCGATTTGGATACCTTTTTACAAAATTATTCGTCATATCAATAATTACAAAATTATTCGTCTTCGTCATATCAATAATTACAAAATTATTCGAAACCAAATTTTATAATTTTTTATACAAAATATTATAATATAATTAATATGCGTATGACTTAAAAATAAAAGTTATAATTTAAATATTAATAATAATGGAACCCGAAATTATAGATTTAGGATCTTTGGATATTGGAAATGGCGGAAATAAAATTGGCGGAGTAAAATCGTCAAATTTTGGAGGAGGGTTAGAGCTACTCATGAATGACCGATTTAAGTCGGGAGGAGATAAAGGTAGTTCGACAAATATTCATTTAGATGATATAACAAGTTTAGAGGATGATTTGCGCGATATGGACTCTTCTTCATCTTCGAGAAACGTTAAAGAGATGCGATCGGACTTGTTTGGATCAGGATCG